AAACCCCACCATTGATGCCGACAAATTCTTTAATTGTGCATCTTCCATCCTTCAAGCATACCTGAACAAACTCATTCGGCACGAGTTCCGCATCTGGATCACAAACCACATACCATCCATTACGGATAGCTGGAAACATTGAGTCGCCAGTGCCTTTAATACCATAGGCTCTTGGTCCTGCTGAGTGAGTTGGAACATACCCATCTCCAGCATTGCCTTCATAACCCATATCTGTGAAATAGCCATCCATGCCCATCTTGGAGTAAGCCTTAACAGGAACCCAACGCTTAGATGATGGGATAAACGGTTTTTCGATAATTGTTGAAAATAAAAGAGCTTCATCACTATCACTAATGTTGTATTTCTTTTTGAACTCTTCGATATCCAGTTGTTTAAATTTATCTCTCGTGCTTGATTGAATCTCTCCCGTGCCAGATGCAAGCCATGAAGGATTAACATTCAAAAATTTTGAGGCACGTAATAAATTTTCACCTTCCATTGTTTTGGATTTTCCAGACAGCCAATCACTCACAGAAGGAGGTTTAACTCCTACTGCACGAGCAAGCTCAACACCTTTAATCTTTTTAGGTGGCAAAACTTCCATGGCATACCTAAGTCGTTCAGCAAGAGTATTCATACAACTATCCTCACAATGTTAGGAAATCCTAACATAAATAAAATTAGGTATTCCTATTGATTTAATATAAGGAATGCCTAATAATTAAAGAAAAATTAGGAGCACGTTATGAATGACGCACAACTTATAGACAAGCTAGGTGGTGTCACAGCGGTAGCAAGACTTCTGGGGATTGCTCCGTCATCAGTTAGTGGATGGAAAGCTATCCCCCTTGATAGAAAAATCAGGCTAGCAGTTATTGCTGAAGATCTTGGTTTAACAACACGAAAAGAGCTTTTCCCTGATAACTATCAAGATATTTGGATTGAACTTCGTCCCCAGACGACAAAAAGCAAAAACCTTGGATCATTAACCGCTTAGGACCTAACCATGAGCAAATTATCAGTTGATATATCTGCAAGCGCCAGAAATGGCGTATCCCGCATATTGCATGGTCTTGATATAAGCAATCAAAAAGAGATTGCTGAACAATTAAAAGTTGATCCAAGCACTATAACTCGACTTAAAACAGATAAGAAAAACAATGGCTTGAATGAAATTGAAATGTTTTGCGAGCTATTGAGTTTGCTTGGATTAAAAGTCGTTCCTAAAGATTATCAAAGCATTGATAAGGAACGTGTTGCTGCACTTTTAGTTATGTCTAAAAGCTGGATGAACCGTATAGAAACGGTGGATGACTTATTTCATGACGAAATCAGTGGTCAAAAAGAAAAGCTTGGATATTAAAAAACCACTACCTGCGGGAACAGGAGTGGTTAGGCATTCAAATGAGGTGGATCAAATGAACACAAACAATTTATCAGAACAACCAATCGAACTCAACTCACCAGATTTTTTAATAGGTGACGTTGTAGTACTTACTAAAGAGTGTCGAAGTTTTAAATCAAACGATTTATTTGAGGTTAAAAATAAAACTTTGACTAGGTTGTGGACTATCAAATCGGAGAATCATTTGATTCTGGTTTCATCAAAAGAAATCCGTACAGCAACAGTAGCAGAGCTCAACGCTAAACGCCGCCTAACAAAAGCTGAGCAAGCATTAGCGGAGGTGTCATGAGCAGCTTTACACAGCAAATCAAAGATTCTCTTCATCAAAGTGAAATCCAATCTTTTTATGAACCTGCATTGCGAGTGCTTGGTCACCTATTTGAGGTGAAAAAGCAAAATTTACGTAACAAAGGTTATGACGAAAATAATGCTGCGGTTACGAAGGTTGAGTTTTCAGAAGCCATGGCTCGTCAATTTCGCATAACGCAGTGGTTGGCACAGCAGATTGTAACCAGCTTAACCAAAGCGTGTTTGGTTGATTCTTTTGGAGGCTATGTTAAGCCAAAGGATGGTGAAAAGTGAGATATGCAGCAAGAAGAAAACAGGATATTTCCGTTTCCACCACACCGCTAGAGGTGGTAATTCCCCTGGAACAACCAGTAAAGATCTATTCGGCTAAAGAATTAGCAGCCATGCCGCTTTCAGTTATGAATGCCGCAATTGAGGCTCAGGAAAGATTTTATCAACTTGAAGAATTAACTCATATGGGGGGGCAGGCTATAGCAGTTCGCCGTCTCATGGAAGATGGGCACAAACTAATTCAGGTGAAAGAAAAGTCTCGTATTCGCTACAAAATCAACAACGAATTTATTCCTCCAAGAATTATTCGTCAGTTGGAAATGCGCGGTCTTGTAAAATTAGGAGCAGTCACTGATGTATAAATATCTCCACCATATCAGCGACTTTATGGTTGCTACAGCGCACCTTAGCCCAGTTGAAGAGTGCTTTTATCGCCGTGCTCTCGATTTCTATTATTTGAATGAAAAACCATTACCCAAAGAAACCCAGTCGGTTTTTCGTCGGTTACGTGCAAATACCCAAGAAGAAAGGGATGCAGTATTAATTGTGCTGCAAGAGTTTTTTGTGGAAGAGGAAGACGGGTTTCACAACAAACGTTGTGATTCAGAAATCGCCGCTTATCAAAAAGTAGGGGATAAAAATCGTGAAAATGGTAAGAAAGGTGGGCGTCCACGTAAGGAAAAACCAAAAGAAAACCAAAGTGAAGGCGACTCGGTTAATTCTGAAAACCCACAAAAACCCAGTGGGTTAATTTTGGGTTCTGAAAGTGAAAGCCAAAAAAACCTTAACCATAAACCGTTAACCGATAACCAATATATAGATAGTAGTAGTAATGCGCGTGAAGAAAATTCGCAATTTACACCAATCCAATTTGCTCAGTATCAGATCGATGATCACAAGCGTTACTCAATGCGTGAATTCATTTCTGAATACAGCGAGTTTCAATACGATTTCATTTCACTTGCTCAACAAAGATTTGTTTCGGTACCTGAAATCGACTTGAGAACCATGATTCAAAATTTCGGTGACTGGTACTTTGCAAACGAATCAAGTTCGTTGAATACACCAAGCATCTGGTTGGTTAAGTGGTTCTCTTGGGTTCAAAACAACGAGAAACAAGTTGCTGCAAACCGCAAGAAACAAGAGCAAATCACTTCAACCGGTCAAAAACCACAAGAGTCGGGTTACTTCGCTAATCTTTTTGAAGAACAGAGCGAATCTCAAATCGTGGATGTAACCCCAGCAAAAAAGTTTCCAATGATTGAGGAGGTAGGTCATGCATGAGATTACCTTGAACGAAGTGCGTCAATTAATCGCTTCTCTTCGCACTGTTTACGCTGCTCAGTTCAATAAGCAATTTCCAGCAACAGGCGAAAGTGCAATTCCTCTGTCAGTGGTTGAGCAAATCGCACTTAAAACACTGGTTGGCGTTCAACAAAACCAATTTAACAACGCACTTGCTCGTTTACTTACAGCAGGTGGACGCTTTATGCCGTCATTTGCCGAGTTTCGCACCTGGTGTATCGGTGAAAGTTGGATGTCTCCAGAAGAAGCTTGGTCTCGCGCATGTAAGTTTACAACTGACCGTTCCGTGGTTATTACCCAAATCACTAAGTACGCCTTAGACGAGGTTATGTATTTGATCGAAGCCGGCCAAATGCGAGCAGCTCAAGATAATTTCTTCGGGACCTACAACGTGATGGTTGCTAAAGCTCAGTTAAAAGGCCGTCAGCAAGAGTTTTACACTCCACCGCTACAACTAGAACACAAAGAACCTAAACACGTTCCTGTGAGCAATGACGAGGCTCAAAAGCATCTCAAATCATTGATGGAAAGATTAAAAATCAATGGTCGTAAACCTGCACCAGTTCAAAAACTTGAGGCAAAAGAAAAAGAGCCTGAGCTTATAAAAGAGTTGGGCCCTGATCCTTTCGATAATCCACACGAATACGCAGAGATGTGCCGTCGGGAGGGTATGCCAATCCCTAGAAATATTCTTCAGCTAATTGATGGGGCGAATGTATGAATAAATTCGAGATTTTAGCGTGGGGTTTACTCATTTCATTTTTTACAGCAGCTATTAGCGGTGCGGTGGTTTGGTGGTGGTTGGCGCGTAAAGAGCTTGATGAGAAAGGAGCCAGCCATGAAAGCAACTAAATTGATTAGAGATAAAGGACTGCAATACGCGAAGGAAATCGTAGATTCAGCACCCGATAACGCAACTGAATGGAACGAGGGTTATGAGTTCCAATGTGGTCAAAGTGTAGAAATCAGCCCAGCAGATCGTGAGAAGTATTTTGTAGATTTGGTTGAGCTTAAACGTCTGGTGGAGTCTTTGAAAATCATCAACGATTTAGGTGGAGTTGAGAAGCTAACGCCTGCATTCATTACGACAGATAAGCATGTTGGTTACACGCATGTTCGCATGGTGGGAAATGGGAGATTGAGCTTTCTTGATGATTTTTGCGACTTCATTCCAGATGGTTCCATTTCAATTAAGCGTGTGATGACTGCTATCCGCGACCACGAATCAATATACGGAGGCGGTGAATCTCATGCCAACTAGATATAACACAGGCGAGTATAGCTACGATCTTGAATATCACTATGGAGATATGTCAGCAAGCATGGAGATGCTTAGAGCACGTTTAATTGAATTGTTGACTCCTCATCTGTCTGGCCGTTATGTGAAATGGAGAGAAGCATATTTCACATGGTTTACAAAGTGCGGCGGGGATTCGGGGTGGATGTTTTGTGTAGGTCCACACGAATTTCATATTGATGGGGCGTTAAGGCGCTATTACTCAGGTTCTATTGATATTACCTACAACCAGAAAGATCGATATTTCTTGGTGGGTGAGAAAAAGAAAGTCAAATGTAAGGCTTGTAAGGGGTTTGGCTTCATTCGAGATGATGGGTGGGGGCATATAGATAAATGTGAAATGTGTGATGCAGAAAAAGGAGCCAGCCATGAGTGAGTTTGAGGGTAAATCTGGAAAGTGGGCTTGGGAGATTCAAAAAGAACAACAAGCGAAAGTGGAGGAGCTGCAAAAGCGTTTAGATGGGGCATTAAAAGAGACTCAATATGCTTTGCAGTATGTTGAAGAAGACATGCGCGGCAATCATGAATTTCTACAAATGGCAATGATTCGAACCCTTAAAGCTATAGAGCAAGTGCTCAAAGGTGGTGCTTGATGTCATCAGTCAGCATTGCTGAATACCGCAAGTTATTTCCCATAAAGAAAAATAAAAAGCGCCGTTCAGCAAAGCAAGTTGCCAGACAACCAAGTGTGGGTGAAGTGGTTCTGGCAACGCATTTAAGAGCATGCAAGATTGGATTTGAACAGGAATATAAGTTCCATCCTGAACGCAAATGGAGAGCAGATTTTTTAATAAAGGGTTCAAAGATTTTGATTGAGGTAGAAGGCGGGATCTGGAGCGGAGGCCGTCACACAAGAGGTAAGGGCTATTTAGGGGATATGGAGAAATACAACTCCGCAGCAATGATGGGTTTTACAGTTTTACGGTTCAGCACAGAGCAAGTGAAATCCGGTATGGCATTAAAGCAAATTGAATTATTAATTAAGGGTAAATAGGAAGGCGATTATGTTGGTTGAAAAGTTTGATTTTATTGAGTTACTTCGCCTTGCTATTGCTCAAGGCAAAGCTGAAGGTAAGAAAATTTCTAAAGATGTAGTTTTAGGTGAATTAGCGCTGTTATCGCCAGCTGCAAAGCTTTGGGCCACTGTCTTGATTGAAAAGGTTGATTTTGAGCGAATCGCAATAATTACCCCAGCACAAAAACAGACTGAAACTTTTTACAGTAAGTATGACTTTAATTTTCAAACTGAACGCCGTATTGAAGATATTCCGGGCAAGGTTGAGTTTGTTCGTGGTGAGATTAAATCAGGTAATTTTTTCAGAGCGCGAAATAAATTAGCGGTAGAGATTCATAAAGAAATGGTAAAGAAAAAATTTACCCCTACTAATGCCCAAGGTGATCTTACTAATCTGGCAAAAGGTATGGCTGAGATTATTTTGCGTGGCCATGTTTTTGTTAAGGCTATGTGTGGAGTCTGCCAAGGGTTGGGTAAAATTGAGACATTTGGTTTAAATGGCTTTCCAAATGGGGCAAGGTTTTGTGAAAAATGTAATGGTACTGGAAAACGACCATATACGTTGAAAGAGAAAATGAATATTGCTGGCATTGATGCAACCAAAACAGCTTATATAAAGAGTTATCAGAAATTTGAGCTGTTTGGAGAATCAATCGTTGCTGAATGGGAAAATGAAATTAGAACGCGTATTTCTCGATCATTCCGTTTTGAACTTCCTGATAGTCAAGAAACTTACGCTTGACAGTTGGGTATACACTTGAGTATAAAGATTTCTAAAATGGGCGAAATGTAAAGTAATCGCCAGAATGAATTTAAGAGCTCGCCAATCGGTGGGCTTTTTTATTTTGTGCTATAGTCCAGTCTAATTAAAATCTGGTACTTAAAATGAATATCTGTGTTGGTGGTGAACTTGACGGGCAAAAGATTGAAAAAGAAGGGCGATTGTTAAAAGCTTCAGATATCGACCCATCTTTTAAAACTGAGTACTACAAGCAAGTTTTTAACCGCGACAATACGGTGTTCCATTTCTGGTTGCCAATTGGATCTGACTTACATGATATGTCTGAGAAAGTTCTAAATATCCTTAGAGCACCTAAAAACTAGTTTTATCGTTTGCCGGACGTATTACGGCGCAAATGGCCCCGCTAAATATCGATTATTGGCGGGGCTTTTTATTAAATTTTAATTGAATTTGCTAAGGATAAAGATCTATAAAAATATTATAAAATCCAATAATTATATTATTAATTCAATAATTTATTTAAAATTAAATTAATCGAATTTAAACAATATTTACTTAGATGATGCATTAGGTAACTCAAATAAACATGATTTTAGGAGAATAATTAAAAAAACGGAGTACAAATGCTATGAATGAGAATGTAGAGCTAATAAATTACATTGATGTAGCTGAGACAGTTTACGAACGGGTATATGAAAATAATAAAATTTCAAATAATTTGATCGTTAATCTAAATCGCATTATGGCTGAGATAAAGAATCAAGCTGCAGAAAAAAGACTCAAATTGAAGTACAGCTCAATAGACTTTGAACATTGTTTAAGTTTGCCTTTAGCTGATCGCAAGATAAAAGTAGATTTAAGTCTTATACCTCATTTTGAAGATCGTGAAGAAAGTATTTTGTGGTTAACTAACTTTATTGGAAAAATTTGTGAGCCCAGAAAGATGCAAAGACAGAAAAAAATCTTCATTAAGTACCTGTGAATTTTAGATGAACCGCCCTTAAAGCGGTTTTTTATTGCTAGTAGAATATTTAAGGTATCTTTTCTAATAGGCACATACTATT